TTTCTCCCCACCTTCTGCCAAATTTTCTTGCAGCAAGTCCCATTTGGGGCTTGACTTTTTCTTTGCAGGCTTTCTATGTTTGCCCCTTGAGATAAAAGAAGAGGGCTTGCGGAGAACGCTTGCCCTCAAATATCATTTTTCTCTGTTCGCCAGTACGTCGCAGGCGTTCTTACACGTCAGCACCAGCCAGTAACCGACGATGACGGGCCACGCCGATCTGCCCAAAAACAACAAAACGGCCACCCCGGCCGCAATCAGCATCAGAAAATATACGCATAGCTGTGATGCTTTCTGCCAGAAGCTCATGCGCTTGCCTGCTCTTTCACAGGCTTTTCGCCATAGATGATCTTTTCATAAGCCTCAATCGCTTCCATGTAGTTGTCGTAATTCCCCTCGAATGCCCCGTTGATATGCAGCGTGTAATAGCCGCGAGGGTCGCGCTTGATTTCAGACTCCATGCTTCACCCTGTCCCTTTCTTCCGCCTGCTTGGCGTTGTTCCATCTGTCCAGCGTGCCCACCAGATAACCGGTAATGCGGCGCACCCGTTCAAACGGCTTGCCCTCTACATGATAGGTCAGCTCAACGTGCTCCTTATCGATCACGTTAATGTCCATTCCTTTCAGCTCACTGCCGTACTTTTCCAGCCCACGCTTCTGATAAGCAGCGATTTCTTTTTCGCTCATTGGCCAGCCGATTACGTTAATCAGCATGAGAAATATCTCCTTTCTGCTCTGTGTCCTCATCCGGATTCCACGAATCCTCCGAATCGATGCGGTCAATGGTCTCGCTTTCAGTAAAGCGGTGCCGTCTACCGCATTTGGGGCAAATATCCCCGATAATGCCGTTGTAGCCGCACACAGGGTCTCGATCCACCGGATGGTTGATGCTGCCATAACCGATACCGCATTCCTTCATATGGCGAATGATTTTTTCAAACGCCTCCAGATTCTTGCTGGCGTCTCCGTCCATCTCCACATAGGAAATGTGCCCCGCATTGGTCAGGGCATGGTACGGCGCTTCGATTTCTATTTTTTTCGCAGCAGTGATGGGAAAATATACCGGAACATGGAATGAGTTCGTGTAATACTCCCGATCGGTCACGCCCTCAATCTCGCCGTAAAATTCCCGATCCAGTTTCACAAACCGGCCGGACAGACCCTCGGCGGGCGTCGCCAGGCACGTCACGTTCAGGGATAGGTACTCGCTCTGGCAATCGCAGTAGTTGCGAATGTAATGAACAATTTCCAACCCCAGCTTCTGCGCCTCTTCACTTTCGCCATGATGCTTGCCAGTCAATGCTTTAAGGGCTTCCGCCAATCCAATAAAGCCGATAGAGAGTGTGCCGTGGCGCAGCACCTCAAGCACCGGATCGTCCGGTTGCAGCTTTTCCGAATCCAGCCACACCCCTTCGCCCATCAGGAAGGGGAAATTGCGCGCACGCCGGGCGGCCTGCACTTCAAAACGCTCCAGCAGCTGCTTCATTACATAAGTCAGCATGTCGTTGAGGTGCATGAAAAATACCCGCGTGTCCCCATGGGATTCAATCGCCAGCCGCGGCAAATTGATGCTGGTGAAAGAAAGGTTTCCTCTGCCTGGCGCAATCTCCGGCCCGCATACATTGCCCATCACCCGCGTGCGGCAGCCCATGTAGGCCACCTCGGTTTCCGGGTGTCCGGGCTTATAGTATTGCAGATTGAAGGGCGCATCCAGAAAGCTGAAATTGGGAAACAGCCGCTTGGCGGAAACCCGCATGGCCAGCCGGAACAGGTCGTAGTTGGGGTCGCCTGGGTTGTAGTTCACGCCTTCCTTTACCCGAAAAATCTGAATGGGGAAGATCGGCGTTTCTCCGTTGCCTAGCCCCGCCTCCGTGGCCAGCAAAAGCTGCTTCATGGCCAGCCGCCCTTCCCAGGAGGTGTCCATGCCATAGTTGATGCTGCTGAAGGGCACCTGCGCACCGGCCCGGCTGTGCATGGTGTTCAGGTTGTGAATCAGGCCTTCCATGGCCTGATAGGTGTCGCGAACGGTCTTTCGCATGGCGTATTCCTCTCGCCATCTCAGGTCAGTATCGTACTTCATCTCCGCGTTGTTGATGAGTTCCGACTGAATATCGAAAGCCTCACGCAGGTACTTGTTGTACGTCAGCCGCACGCCGTCCGCCATGGCATAATCGAAATCTACAATGCTCTGGCCTCCGTGCTGATCGTTCTGGTTGCTCTGGATAGCGATTGCCGCCAGAGCGGCATAGCTTCCAATGCTCTTCGGCTCCCGCAGATGCCCGTGCCCGGTGTTGAAGCCGCCCTTAAAGAGCTTTCTCAGCTCGATCTGCGTGCAGGTGGTAGTCCAGCCGTAGAAGTCCAGATCATGAATATGAATCCAGCCCTTGCGGTGCAGATTGGCGATTTCCGGATCCACCATGGTTTCCAGATAATATTCCTTGGCGGTGTTGGCGCCCTGCTGGAGCATCGCGCCCATTGGGGTATCGCCATTGATGTTGCCGTTTTCCCGTTTGAGGTTGCAATTCCTCGCGTCAGAGCGGTTGATCTCATCGCAAATCTTCATCACCGTCTGACCAAAGTTGAGTTCGTTCATCTTTTCGTTCCCTCGATCCTCCGTCTTACAGGAATTTTGCTGCCCAGATCAGAGCCAGCGCCAGAATAGCCGTAGGAATCCACGTGGGAGCAAGCACCCAGAGCCACGACCATTCAATCACGCCAACCAGCTTGAGAACAATAAAAATAACTGTCAGTGTGCTGCACAGACCCAATCCTCCGCCGGCGCAGTTATGCTTGTTCATGCTCCGTTTCCTCCTTATCCAGCTTTTCCTTGATCTGCCCCAGAATGCCCTCCACCAGGTTTTTCGTCTTTGGGTGCAGGATCATGCCAGGAACGTGCTTTTCGTACCACGAGAAGATTTCCCGCAGGTTGCCGCTTTTGAAGGAGAAACTCCACCAGTCCGCGATCATTTCATAGACGTACTCCGGCGGCATTTCCAGCGCCTCCATCGGCTCGTCGTCATGAATCAACACCCAGTGCTGCCAGTGATGGGGATTGCGGTGAATATGCTTGAGCCAAGCCTTATGAAAGTCTCGCACCACGCGGGCGGAACGGTTACCGCCGTAAAAATAATCGTCGTAAGCACGGTATTCGTCTCTTTTTGTTTTGGACATATCGTGCATCCGCACTAGATTCTCGATTTCCATCCCATATACCGGACTGACCGGAAGGTTGTCCCGCATCCAGACCCACGCTTTGCCTACGTTGGTCACATGCTCCTTCAGGTAATCGTCATACAGCTGGCTCATCCCTGACCGCCTCCTTCCTCAGCCTCTTCGTGGCACCATTCCTTAAAGATGTCGTAGTACGCGCCGCGGTTGCCGCTGAGCTTCTTGCAGATCGCCATGGCCAGCCCCTTTTCCTTATCAAAGGGTTCGCCGTTCTGGGCCTTCACCACGGTTTTCGAGCCGTCCAGCCAGAATACGATGGTTGCGGGCGCGTTGAAAATAACGCGCTCGATCGTCACGATAAGGGGCAGCTTTCCTTTACAGCGCTCCATCTTCAACAGTTCGTCGTTGATGTAGTCACAGCGAATGCCGTAAATGAAGTTAAGGCTTTTCTTGATCTCCTGCAAAATATCGCTCCTATTCATGGACTCATTCATCTTTTTTTCTCCTCCGCTTTCCGTTTTACTGTCGTCAGCAGCTTGAAAATATCCTCCGCCTGCTGCCCTTGAAAGGCGTTCACAATCGTAATTCCCTTGCCGTCCTTCTTGCCCACAATGCACAGCCGGTTGTCCGGCCCGTGGGTCAGATCAAAGCTCACCATCAGCACCTCAGTCGGCGCTACCGGAATCTGCTGCATATCGCTTCCTCCTTATAGCTTATTCAGCTCCATAAACTTCTCCAGTGCCATGCGCTTAGGGTAGGCGCTCGTGTTCACCCGAATCTCAGGAATGCATAGCTCACTGTCCGACATCGTTGGAATGCTGATCCACACATCAATGTCTTTAATGCCCTCCGTGTTCGGAATCAGCTCTTCAGCCCGGTCGATCAATTCCTGACCCATCAGTTTCAGCATCTCAATAGCCATTTCCCGGTATGTCATTTCGCTCACCCCTCATCCAAGCGTCATGGTCACGTTCTTACCCGCCTTGTCTGCCATGCTCGACGCAATCGACTGGTAAATTTTGCCCACGTTGTCCAGATTGCGCTGGTAGTCGCTCATCAGCCCGTCCAGCTTCCCGTCGAACCGCTCAAGGAGCATTTCCTTCGCCTTTTCCGTGGCGTCCTCCATGATCTGGTTGCCGTCCACCTTAGCCGCTTCCCTGGCGATAGCGTCGGATACGCTCTTGCTCAGCTTGCCGTAGCTTTCCTTGACCGCATCGCGAACGCATTTCTGCGTCTGCCGGGCCAAATCGTCCTCCACGCAGCGCACCGCATGGTTCACTACTCGTCCAACCTCATGGGCGGCAGCGTTATTGATTGCCCGATCTACCACGTCGTGCTGAATATCCACCACCGTCAGTTCGGCCACATGATCGCAGGCTTTGCTCACAAGCCGCACAGTCCTGCGCAGCTCATGGTGACAATATACTGCTGCCAACACGGATACGCCGGAAAGCACCAGCAGACCAATTCGCTCCATACGGTGGAGCTTGCGCTCAAATTCTTCCTCACGGGAAACAGTGCGATTATCCATATCCTTATGCTCCTTTACCATTTAATGAATCGACTTTCGTTGAACGTCTTCTTGTCCTTCAAAGCCCGGCTGATGGCCAGATCAATGCCGCTGCGGCTTTTCAGGTGATAATAGTAAAGGTCATGGAACGGCGTGTTCAGCCGGTCGATCCGGCCGCTTGCCTGCACCATGACCTTGTAGGAATAGTTCTGAGAATAAAAGAGGATAGTATCCGTTTCGATGCAGTTCCACCCCTCCGAGCCCGCGCCATAGTTCACAAAATACACCCAGCGATTAGTCTTGGGAATAGGCTCATGCTTGTGTCCGTTCCATTCCGCCATAGCCGTTCCCGCCTCCCAGCCCAGTGATTTCAGAATTTCCAGCTCATAATCAAAGCTGTAAAATATAATCATCCTCGGGTGCTTCTCGGCGATTTCCAGCGCCATTCTCTGACGGCTTTCGTCCTGGTTGACGGCTCGTCGTAAGCAATAGCACAGCCCGCCTGCGTTCTCAATCGGCTCATTCTTCCAAATATCCCAACGTGAGCGCATCAGATCTTTGTACAGCGAAATATCATACTGCACATACACATCCTCGTGATGCGCCTGCGTGGGGCGCTTGAAATCCATGTCAATCAGGATGGAATCCCGCAGTCTTTCCAAACGTCCCTCGCCCAGATACCTCTCGATTTTGGGAAACTTCGCCGCATGAGAATATACGATGTGCTCCCGTGCAAACTGGGTACGGTTCTTGTAAAAGCCGTTGGCGATGAATAGCGGAATATAATCGCTCCAGTTATCGCCCGGCGTGGCCGACAGAAGAATCCATCGGTTCCGCCTGGCAATTCTCAGGAAGCTCTTTACCCATACGCCGCTGCCCACCACGCGCTGCTCGTCAAATATAAAGAAGGCGTTCTCCGCCTCCGTATATTTGTGCACGTTATTCCAGCTGTCTACTATCACCTTGTTGCCGTATAGGTTGGTCTCCTTTATAGTAGAAAGCAGGAATGGCGCCAGCTCCTTTTCCCATTCGAAGGTATCGCGCTTGCGGGCAGTGGTGATGATGTAAAGATCCATCGGCGGATCATCCATGGGAATATAATCCTCGCCCTGGAGACAGGCGATTTCGCCGCCGTTTTCCAGATAGTAGTAGCTGATCGCAGTCAGGCTTTTTCCGCTGCCAACGCCCCCGCATACAACGCAGCCGTTCTTCATCCGCTGAATAGCCTCCAGCTGATGCGAATAGAGATTGATTCTTGCCAACGCTATCCCTGCTTCCTTTATCCGTTTCTTAAAACGGATCGTCCTCGTAGTCCTCCCGGCGACGGCGATACCGCTCCGCATAGGGGTCGTCATCCAGATCCTGCTCCACGTACATCGTGCGAACATACAGGCTCAGCTGATGATTCACCGGGTCGTACTCATACGGGTTCAGAATCACGTTCACGTTTTTCACCCGCATGTGATCGATACATGAAACGCTCTCCTCATCCAGCAGCACAGGCTCGCTGTCGCCGCTTACCAAATATACCTTCGGCGGGTACTTCACCGGCGCGCCGCTGCGCGTCCTGTACATCAGGACGCCCGTCACAAAGTATTCCGGGACGAAGCTCTGCGGATCGTCGTCCGGGCGCGGTCTGGTTTCGCGCACCTTAAAGCCCGCCTTAATCAGGTCCCGCGCTTGCTCCGGGTCGGGGATCACGATGCTCGCCTTGCGCCGCGCGTCGTTGAAGCGGTCATTGGCGGGGTCGCCGGAAAAGTTGGTCTGGAAGATGAATCGGGTGTTGTCCACAGCAATGGTCTTTCCAATCATAGGTCATTACTCCTTTACAAATATCTTGCTTTCTCTGTTGTCGTCGGTGATGGTAACAACAGAACCTGGCGTGAACCAGCATTTCTGCGAGGCCCAGGCCAGGTCCAAAGTCGTCATGGGTTCAACTTCGAGCAGGTAGCTTCGATTCCCGCTCTCTACCAGAAAGAATCGGTTACACTCCGTCATGCGCATCTCCTTCCGGCGGCACATCGTATGGGTCATCCGACTGAAACCACTCGAAATCGCCATACTTGGAAATGGTCTCGATGGCATCGTCCACCAGCTTGTCGTAATAGCTGCGGTCAATATCAGCTTCGCGATGAAGCGCCGCAACCATCTCGCTTTCCATCCAACGGAAGCCCTTGCTGCCCGTCGCCGCAGCGTATTTACCGCCCGCTTCCCGCAGCAGCACGCCGCCTCCGCTTCCGGCATTTACCGGCGTAAATTCGCCCACGCGCCCCACAAAGCGGTAGTCGTGTCCGCAGGCGATCTGCTCATCCAGCGTACGCAAATATCTTTCGTCCTGAATCGGCAACCCCTCTTCGCCAGAAGCCTTGTAGTCGATCCAGTCCTCCAGATTCATGTTCAGCTCCTTCAGCTTCTTTTTGAGCAGTTCTTCTTCATTGCTCACATCGGGCAGCGCTTCGTTCATGTCCAGATACAGCGCACCACTTACCGAGAAGGTCTCGCACATGTCCTTGAATTCAAGCGGCTCGCGGCTGAACAGGGTCTTGAACACATAGGGCACTGCAAACTGTTTGCCTGTGGCCGTCCATTTGCCATCGTCCTTTCCGCCTTTGTACCGGGCAATGTACACGGCGTCGTTCACCAGGCACATCTTGTCGTAAGTAGCCTCGTGCTCAAAGGTGTAGCCATAGCGCTTGCCGTAATCCATTACAAAAGCGATGATGTCCGGATCTGCGTCTGGAATCTTGATGGAGTCCGTCTTGATGTGCGCCACGGTGAAGCCCCGTTTTTGCACCTCGTGCTTCAGGTTTACCATGAACAGCGCTCCGCGTTTGGCTACGATGTTGTCACGATTACGCGGATCGCGGAAGGCGTTCTCGAAAGCTGCGCTAGTCAAGCCGTATACAGAATTGATGGCTGTCTTTAAGGCATTCGCCAGCTGCTTCGACGTCATTTCGCCGCCAATGACCTTCTGCACGTAGGGAGCCAGCTTGCCGTCCAGAATATGATTTACCTCGTCCCATGCCTCGTGCTTGATGCTCACGCGGCCGTCCACGATTTCCTTGAAGCGGCGGGTGAACGTGGGGCCAAACAGGCATTCCGCAATCACGCTGTGCGGGTGCATGGATGCAATATCCAGCAGCGCCACGTTTCCGTGCATTCCCGGCTCGGCATAGACGTATCCACCTTCGCCAACTTCTTCGCCCTGATAGATGCTTACATAGCCGCGCTTACTCTGACCGGGCATGGGATTTCCATCCTCATCCGCCCATTCGAAGACTGGCGCTTTGTCGCCGGGTCCGAAGTAATATCCGGGAAAGTAAGGGAGTAAGCTGTCTTCCTCGCCGTGGAGTTGCGACATCATTTCCGGGCAGGCGTCCTTGAGGAATTTCAGCACTTCCTGCTTCAGCTCATGCACCGGCTGGCTCAGATCACGGTAGTTGAATTCTGCCTGCGGTCTGCGCACCCGGTCAAATATGATTCGCGTGGTCAGGCTGTTGGTGGTGTCGTTCACCGTCATCCCGGCGATGTCTGCCAGAATCTGCCGCGCCGTCCAGTCCGCCGAAAGGTGATTAAATACCGCTTCCGTGGCGATCACGTCATTATCGCAGTATTCGGCTACCTTGGGCCACATTTCCTCCGGCACAGGCTTGTCCCATGGCAATCCAAGCTCCTGATGGTGAATGCCCAGCTCAATTTCAAATTTTTTCAGGCTCTTCTTATTGCCTGATGATGCGAAATCGTACACATCCGTGTAGCTGACGTTGTACGCTTTCCCAAAGAAAGCGTCGTTGTGCTTGCCTCCGGATATAATCCGCTGGCTTAGGTTGTAGAGCTGCATGTTACTGTAGCCCATCAGTCGTCCCCAGAGAATATGATTATCATACCGGCGGCAGTTGAAGCCGATCAGGCGGTAACGCATCAGTTCTTCCACCTCGGCAGGCGTGGGGTTAATCATCCGAACCACCTTTTTGCCCTCGCCCTGAAGCTTCCAGTTAATGAGAAAGAGGTTGGGAAACACCTCCACATCGTAAAACACGATCGGCGCTTCGCTTGGGGCTTCAGTCTCCGCTTCTTTGTCCTTGGAGCGGAACTGCATCTTGCCCACCAGCTTCAGGCAATAGTCGGCCTGATGGGTGCTTCGCGCTGCAAAAGCGTATACGGCGTTTCGCATGTCGCTCACATCGTAGCTCAGCTTTTCATCGTGATACGCATCCTCCAAAATCTTATAGATAAAATCAATGCTCGGCTTGGTGCCGGGATGGATTTCCTTATCCAGATTTCTTTTAATCAGCGCCCGCAATCCCTTTTCGCTTTGCACAGAATCAAAGTTTACCGTTTTTTTCGCCTCCTTTAACGGCAGTCCATGGGTAAGGGTAGCGATGGGTAAGTCGTTGCACAGAGAGAGCTTTCTGCGCAGGCTGGAATTTCCATTAAACACCTTCACCTCAATATGATCGGCATAGATGCGGCTTAGCTGCGTCACGTCACCCTGGTAAATATAATGCAGATGAATGGCCTTGCCGCTCTTGCTCACCTCCGCATACGTCGGCGGCCATTTGGACGCCTCCTCCAGATTGCGCTCAAAACTCTTTTCACCGTCCGCACCCAAAATATCAAAATCGATTACGATCAGGTTCAGCGGCGTTTTCACATAATGCGGCTTTGAGGTATCCAGATCAGCAAGGGTTGTCTGCACGTTCTCCCACTTCCGTGAAGGCGTTCCATTGTCATTGGCATACTGCGCCAGACAGGAAGCATACTCCCTGTCAAAGCGACTGGGTTGCGCTTTCAGATCGAGCGCCAGCTTTGGAGCCTGAGCGGGTTCCTCTTTTTCCTGCTTCTCTTCTTCAAACTTCTCCTTTCGAAACCCCCGATAATAGCTTCTCACCCGCGTACCATCGGAGAGGATTTCCCGCTCGCTGTACTCTCGAAAGTAGTTTTTCAGCTCTTCCTTGAATGCGCGCTGCGTGTAGGGATAGCCTACCTTCGCATCCTCGCAGTAGGTTTTGTACATCGTCCATGCGGCCTTGAGCGTAGTCTCGTCGCTTTTGTTAAACACGGCCCAGCTGTCCAGCACGAAATTATAGAAGTCATTGGATGCGCTGAGCATGGAGAGCGGCACGTAGTCGTCATAAGCGTCCGGCTCTTGTAAATATACATCCATGCAGTGCTTGGCAATGGCGCCCAACTCGAAGGTGATCTGCTTCATGAGCTGCCTGTATTCCCCGGGACGAATTTTTTCTCCCGTAGGCGATACGTCGATCAGTCGCCTGAGTAGGCCGCTCTTTGCGTCCGTAATCTTCACAGGGCGGTTTGTGCCCATGAATAGAAAGCACTTGAAATTGTTCTCATACATCTTGGAGAACTTCTCATTCACGCTCATTCGCTCATGGGAAACCAGGCTGTTCAGCCGCGTGTTGTCCTCGATCCGGCTCAAATCGCCGTCGTGCTCAATGGCCACCAGCGGGTTCTTCTTGAAGGGTTCCAGCGCGAAAGCATTGTTGCTTTGCCCTAAATCCTTCGATACAAACGAAGCCGTATAGCCCTCAAACAGATGCTCGATGATGCCGATGATGGTGGACTTGCCAGTTCCTGCCGCGCCATAAAAAACCATGAACTTTTGCAGTCTGCGGCTGTCTCCGGATACGATGCTGCCGATAGCCCATTCGATTTTCTTGCGCTCGGCCGGAGAATATAACACGCTCACCAGCCGGTCCCATGCGCTTACGTCGCCCTCCTCCAGCGGATAGGGCAGGCGTTTGGAGGCATAGTCCTGGCGATTGGTGGGCGTGTTCTGAAAGATCAGCTTTTCATCCAGCATGTGGAAGGAATCGCGCATCTGCCGCTGACAGTATTTGTGCCAAACGTCGATCATGCCGCTTTCCGCATCCCACAAATGCAGCACCTTATAGCCGTTCTCAAAGCGCGAAGCATTCTCCTTGGCGTACTTATCCAGCTCTCCATCGATGATATCCACCGCATCCTGCTCACTGGTAGACCACAGACCCTTTTCCTCTACCCAAATGGCGTAAAAATCTCCGCCGCGAATCATCAGATGCTGGCTGGGATTCCTGATGATAAACTTAGGATAGATTTCGGTCGTCCCGCGCTTGGTCTGGCGGGTAGAAATCATCAGAAAGTCGATCATTGTTTATCCCGCCATTTCGTCTTTTTCTCGAATCTGCCGCTCGACGTTTTCCAGCCTGAGTTGCTGCTCGGCAACTACGCCAGCCAACAGACCGACGCAGCAGAACAGCAGGAATATAGAACCTCTGCAATCCTTCAGACGGCGATTCATCTGCCGTAGTGCTTTCTCATGCTGCTCCCTGGTCACATACAGCTCGCTCAGGTTGACGAATGCAATTTTTCGAAAATCAGTCATCGCTTTCTCGGCCCCCTTCATAAAGGTTCTCATTCAGGTACCACATCATCTGATACCAGATTTCTGCATCGCGCATATCGTGTTCCGCGTCGCTAATGGTAAACAGCCCACCAAGACCGGAGGGCAAATACTCCCTTCTCATGAACCTGTCTAAAATATCTGCCGCCGCAATCTTGTCGAAGTGAGCGTCGTCCATATCCTTAAGTCCCAGGCTTTCGACCATTTCAAAGAACCATTTGGCTGTTCGATCGCCCAGCCCCGGATCGTCGGTAATGTGCTCCTCACAGCGCTGAGAGAGTGCTACCATCATCTCCAACACACTGCACGGCTTCCCCATTAAGGCTTCTTCCACCAGCGCCGCATCGTAATGGGATTCATAGGTGAACCGATAACGAAGATCGATTCCATCATCCGCCCGGTTCCCGTCCATCTCCAAAATATAAATAAATTCCGTCTCGTGAAGCAGACGGAAGAGCTTTCTGAAGGACTTTTTCCTTGCATATTTTCCGCTGCACACAAGATGAATCATCCACTCGAAATATGCGTCCTCAATTCTGTCCAGCTCTTCCTGCTCCACCCCTCCTTGGATCCTCAAATCATATCACCTCAAGTATTGACCAGATACGGCTTCTCCCGGAGCACATCCGCATAGCTTCTCGGATCGGCCAGAATCTCATAG